ACACTCAGGTAGCTGGGGAATTGTAGGCGGAAAGATTGAGGCAGGAGAAACTGTTACACAAGGACTTGTGCGAGAGATACGTGAAGAAATTGGTAGTGATTTTTCTAAGAAAAAGTTTATTCCTCTAGAAACATTTACAGCAGACAATCGTAAATTTGCTTACTACACATTTTTGGTAAGTGTAGAAGAAGAATTTGTTCCTAAATTAAATAGCGAGCACCGCGGATATTGTTGGGTAAACTTAGACGACTACCCAAGACCGTTGCATCCAGGTCTTTGGCGTAGTTTTAATTTTGATATTGTTCGTAAAAAGATAAAGACTCTAGAGTCTATATTAAATTAACCAACGTCAGCTTCTAGTACAAAGTCTCTGTAGTCGATTTGACGGTAGTTTGGTTTGCTATCAAACATAGCATGTACATACCATTGTGCTGTTGGCATAATACTTACAAATTCTACATTAGGGTATGTAGTCATCACTGTGCTTAACGACATGTTCCAAAATGTTTCATTTTGATCTTCGGTGGATGCTGGGTACCCGTTGGTATCTTTGTAAATGTTATTAACATTTCCAGCTTCATCGTACCCGTCAAATCCCATTAAGAATATTTTTTTATGCCCATCAAAACAGGCCAAGTAAACTGCCAATGAGCCGGCGTCAAATGCTATGTTTTGCGGAATCAAATAAAATTTACCCGGATAGTCAATAACGTGCTGACCATTTGCATAAACAATATTTTCAGCGGTGTACGTTGACTCAGCAATTTCTTTTACTATGCCGTTTCCAACAGCAATTAAGAAGTCGGGAGTAAAATCTCTGTATAATGCATTACAACCATACGACTGTAGTCGGTTTGATCCAAGTAATCCGCCAGTGTGATTATCAATGTGCATTAAATCAAAATCTTTACGCGATTCACCGTTACCAATTACCAATGCTTGTGTGGTTGTAAAGGTATTGAAAACTTGATTGGGAACCATTTCTGTAGTTGGGTGCCACTCGCCGTTTTCGTATGTTAATTGTGTGATAACATTTTCGCCTGGATAAGAACTGCGATAAAGTTGTTTTAATTTTTGCATAGTATGTTAAATATTAATGTTTACCAACTACCACTTCAATAGTTACAATATCATCGGATCTGACTGTGCTTAAACTTTTTCCTAAAATACAACCAGGAATAAATTTATCATTATCAATTGTTTGTGCCACACCTTCTATACTACTAGTTACTAGTACATCACCTTTTGTAACAGGACCTTTAACTCGGCACGGAACACGACCTGTTAGTGCAACAGCTTGGCCTGCTCCTGCGGCATTCATCAAGTATGCCGGTTCACCAGAAATGACTCCAGCAATACGAGTATCGTGATCAATAGTTGATGATGTAATTTCGTGTGTTCCACCAAATACAACTACTGTGCCAATTGGATATTCTTTGTCTGACGTATATTTTTCTGCCAAGTCAGCGTATTTGGCTTGAGAAGAGATACCGTAAAATGTATTAAACCATTGAACCGATGATCCTAAGTTATAAGTTAGGTTGGCTGTAGGAACAATGTTACCAGATAAGTTTACGTTACCAAATGTTTTGTTTGTTAGTGTCTGAGTGCCCGTTGTAGTCACTGCTATGTTACCGCCCGGTGTTGAGCCGTCGTGTACGTGTATCGTGCCCGAATCGGAGTTAACAGCGAGTTCGCCGGCGGCGCCAACATAGGCGTTGGAAGCGGCGTTGTTACCTCGTCTAAATTGTACTTGTGTTGGCATCTCTTAAATTCCTTATATGTTATTTATCTTAAAGTGTTCTTATAATATTCCAAGATCGTACGTTTTTACACTACCAACTGGATCCATTAAATCATACCGACCAAAATTTCCAGTCGGCACGCCAAATCCATCAAAATTTGATGTCAATGTAGCTTCAGTTCCGTACAATGTTGCCAAGTTTACGTTAGCAATACCTGGAAAAATACTAGTAGTAGAGTTACGATATGTTAAATTTGCACCAACTAAAATACTTACGTTGCTTGTGCTGGCGAACATAGCCTGTGTAGCTGTTCCACTATCGCCGGCGTAAACACGTATTACGTCATCGCCTGCACCTGCGCTTGTTTCTGCTTGGATATATGCTTTTTTGTCTACAGAAGTAACACCACCCAAACTAGACCAAGCATTACCTGCGCCGTATCCTTCAAAACTTTGAAGTTGAGTGTTATAGCGTACATGCCCTAATTGTGGGCTAATAGTGTTGTATGCACCGCCTGGGCGTTGAGCAGTATTACCTGTTGGTAATGGTACAAATTGTATGTCGCTGTTTAATGTAGTAATACCATTTAAAACGCCTGCACTATTACTACCAAGTGACACCGTTGTGTTACCATAAGTTACCTGTCCGGCCGCCCACGTAGGAGCATATCCTGCACCAGCAGATTTTAAGAAGGTACCTTGAGCACCAGCTGTAATGAATGTTGTTAAGTTGGTATCTGCCTGGATCATTAATTGTCCAGCACTACCGCCTTGAATATTTGTTGCACTGGTAGCAACTGTAGCCGTACCAACAGTTAGCGTGGACCCGCTGACCCAAGTTGGAGATCCTGTACCTCCAGACACTAAAATCTGGCCCGATGTACCGGCTAGGCTTAGCCCCATACCACTTGAAGTAGAATATGGAACTGCGCCTGCAGCCGCGGTCAATGCACTACCGGTGCCACCATATGCTAATGCAACAGGAGTACCTTGCCAAGTGGACCCGGTACTCATTGTTTTGTTTAATACTGTCTGAGTAGCACCGGTGGTTAATACCGTCGCACCGCCGCCGGCAGTTGTGCCATCGTGTAAACGTAGCGTTTTGGCATCAGTATCATAGGTAATCTCGCCAGCGGCGCCGGTAAAGGCGTTATTCTGGGTAGTAGTTCCTCGTCTAAATTGTACTTGATTTGCCATATCTATCCTCTGTTTCTATATTTATACTTGGTTACGCCTGTGCCTCGGACCAAAACAAGTTAATGTTTACGTTGGCTGTGTTAGCTGTTAGGTTTTTAACAACAACTGCTAAAACGTCTGGTCCGTCTGGATAATTGCTGTATCCACCGATTGCAGAGTTTGTTAATTCTTTCAGATTGGTTAGGTCAATTTGTGCAAATCCGCCAGGTTGTCCCAATGTACTAAAGTTCTGTTCTCCTGGGGTAGCAACTGTTGAGCTACTTGTTGAAATTTGAGCAAAACTTGGTTGAGATCCCAGGGCCGCAGAGTTAACTGCTTGCCATGTTAGCGAACTGGCATCAATATTACCAGGATTTAAAATACCGTATACTTGCACTGATTGGTCTGACTGAATTTGCAACTGCTGTAATAGCAATTGAGAACGGTTGATCAAATCTCTATCGCCAAACTGTCCGGCAATAGAATTACTTACGCTAGGTGCCAAACGTAAAAAGAATGTTGTTTTACTTTGGTTAGCTGTAAGTACAGTTCCCAATGATGCATAGTTAAAGTAGTAGCCGCGGTCTGTGTCAAATAATCCGTCCATGATATAACTACTACCCCAGTGATTAACAATCGGAGCACAAGTACAACTAATTAATGTCACAGATGTATAACCGTTGCCAGCGGCATGACTAGCGGCTGCGCTACCAGTAAATGACTTTGTAGATCCGCCAACAAACAGGCTAAAACTAGCACCACGTGTACATCCAGTCAATGTATTAGTACCTAAACTAATACCTGTGTAATTGATACACTCCTGGTCAATTAAAACTGTTCCGCCTGTATTAGGGAAACGGCTAACATCATATACCTGGATTGATGTAACTGAGCTATTAATGTTGGCGTACAATCTATCACGTGCAGATTCATTGATAGCTTGGTATCGCACAGCTTGGTTACCTGTACGCATATATGCTTCATCATTAACGTTATTTTGTTTCAACCTATGTGCCAGGATCATGTTACCATCTGGACCGCGCAAGAGAAAATCAACAAAGCCGGCACCGTACCAGGAGAATGAAATTCCTAGCATTTGCATTTTGTTTAAGTTAATGTTGTATCCACTAATACCTGTACCATCTAATCGGTCAATGTTAAATTGGCTTTGTGGTACACGCTGGTCAATAACCTGTGCAATCTTGCAACTGGTAGCGTTATTAACGCCGCGGTATTCTGGGTTAATGGTCATGGTTGTATCATCAGTAATTGTACCAACCATATAGGTCATGCCGCGAATAACAATACGATCCCCAGTTTTAAGTTGTTGTGTAAACCGTGAACTTGTTCCGGTAACAGCCTGACTGCCTGAGTTAACAGTAATAAATCCAGACAGCTGATATGTAGCCGAGCGTTTGACCACTGCTAGCTCTTTGCCGTCAAACTCCCAAAACAATCCGTTCTGGTCATCAAATGCACCGCATCGAGTTGTAGCACCATGCCAGGCTTTGACTGTTACACGCGGTAAGTTAGTGATAACTGCTGATGTGCTACCCAATGTTTGTGTGGCACTCAATGTAAATACGCTTTCGCTAGTTACCCCAACAACACCATATGTACCATTATAGCCCGATGTCACAACACCAGCAATTTCCACAGTGGCGCCAGCTTGTAAGCCGTGATCTGTTTCTGTTGTAACTGTAATTGTAGAACCGGTAGTTGTATTGCTTGCACTAATTTGATCCAGGTTAATAACTGGGTTAAACAATACACCACTTGTCCATAACATACCTTTACCAGACTGGTAACGCATATACTTTTTGGTCTGTCTTGATATACTTGCCCCGTGGCTTGGTAAGAATGTACCCAAATTAATACCACCGTCAAATGGTCTATGTTGAACGAATGCATCGCTTCGTGTGTAAGTTGTTGCTATGATGCCAGAGTTTTGTACTGCACCACCAACTCTGGCCGTAAATGTAAATGTTGTTGCTGTAGGAACTGTTTCAACAAAGAAATTACCACCCATTAATGTGTGATATGTTCCACTAGATGTGACTACGTTAACAATTGGAGCGCCAGGCACCAATCCGTGTGCCGCGCTACATGTGACTGTAATTTTACTTGGGCTATTGCTGTCACTGACATAACCGCTAATTGGCAATCCAGACCCTGCATAGAAACCGCCACGTCGACCGTATGTGCTACCAGTGTACACAGAAGTACCCGATACTCCAACAATACCTTTGGCAAAATAAGTGAATGAAGTTGTGTCTGGGACTGTAGCAATAACAAAAGCACCTTCAGCACGTGCCGAGTTTGACACACCGCCAAGGCCAAATATAATAACAGGATTAGTTACGCTTAGTCCATGTGCCGCACTGACTGTTACTGTGATAACGCTTGGGTTACCACCGTCTGATACAATATTTGTAACAAATAAATCTAGACCGGGCTTTTCGTAAATACCCGGAATACCACGGATGTCTGTGTAGTTTTGCCACTTGGTCGGCTGTAGTCCGTATTCAAAGTCAGCGTCAATCAATGACTGTGGTGTAGCAACACGCTGACGCTCAATTGCGTCAACCCCAAACGCATAAGGACGCACAATATTACCTTGTTGTTTTGGGGCATCGGAATAAATTGCAATAGCATCCGAACTTAACATTGCAGATGTGTCGGCAAAAAATGTCACAGTGGTAACACCGACTTGTTCAGAGTATTGAGAGGATCCACCTAAGAAGGTAGTATCGCTTTCGCTGTATACCAGCGTGCCGTTTTTGGTTGGATCACCAATGGCGTAAATATTGGTTTGTTGAGTTTTATTTGCAATAATCAATAATTGCGTTAAGTCTACTTTACCCGGAAACTTTAATGTTCCTGCCCCTGCTACGTTAGGGCTAAAAATATACTTTTCTATCAGTTGGCGTGCCATGTTTTTCCTTAGAATCCAAAAATAATCGAATAACCCAAATAATCTGACTTAATCGATTGGTCTATGTTATTTAACGAAATAATACCGGTGAAACTTAAAACTCCCAAATCATAGATATTATTGGATACCTCTATGACAAAGCCTTCATCTTCTGCAACCGACACAATAGCATCGTTTACTAACCCGTTGTCTGTTTGACTAGATGCAAATACCGCAGATGCTACTGTTACGCCAGCTGCCGCGTTGACCCAGTAAGTACCATTATATGTTAAAACTTGCTGAGCTTGCGGACTGCTCAAATTAACATCGCTCAGTCCAGATAATGCACCGCTTCCACTGGCCTGTGTGTACCATTGTACGCCGGTGCTTGTAGATACTAAGTACTGTCCACTTAGACCGGCATTACCATTAATGTCGCGTAATTTTCCACTGACTAATAAATTGCCGGTGGCAGTTACGTTAGCAAATGATGGAGTTGCTGTGGTGTGTAGATTTTGATTGAGGGTTATAGTCTGCTGTGGTGCGTATATAGTAATACCACTGTCGTGTGACTGTATGTTGGCTTGACCAAGTACCATAGTGTTTCCACTTAGATATAGGTCTTTCCACCTCCGGGTTGGGCTACCCAAGCTATAGGTTACGTTGGCACTGGGTAATACATGTCCAGTAACAGTTATATTGCCGGCACTGGTCAATTCACCGGTAAATGATGGATTGGCAATTGGAGCACGTAATGCCAATTGAGCATTACCATAAGTCTGATATGCACCAATATTGGCTTGTGTACTTGATATAGTTGCATTGGCCGCTGTATTATTGGCAGTGATATTTCCCAACCAAGTTATTACGACGCCACTAAAGTTGGCGTTATTGCCTAGTGCTGTTCCAATCTCTAATAGAGTATCTAATGCAGTAGATGCACCATTGGTCAATGTGCTTAATGAGGTGTCAACATATGACTTCATTGCCGCATTGGCTGTTACTATTGCAGAATTTGATCCCAGTATACTGTTGTATAAATTACTTACGTTGGCATTGGCAAAAGTCTGATATGCACCTAAGTTTGCCTGTGTAGTTGATATAGTTGTATTGGCAAAAGTCTGATATGCGCCTAAGTTTGCCTGTGTAGTAGCATTGGTTGTATTAGCAAATGTCTGATATGCACCTACGTTTGCGTTAATTGTGCTAATACTAGTTGCCTGTGTTACCGCAGTAAGGTTGGCATAAGTCTGATAAGCACCCAAGTTTGCCTGTGTAGTAGCATTGGTTGTATTGGCATAAGTCTGATATGCGCCAATATTGGCTTGTGTAGTTGATATGGTTGTATTGGCAAAAGTCTGATATGCGCCAATGTTAGCTTGTGTACTTGATATAGTCGTATTGGCATAAGTCTGATATGCGCCAATATTGGCACTGACATCACCGGTGTTGGCAATATATAACTTACCAGCAATACCTGCACCACCAGCAACAACCAAGGCACCTGTAGTGGTACTTGTGGAATCTGTTGTACTATGTATACTAATAACACCGCTGGCATTTAAAGTCATTGCCAAAACTGCGGTATTACTGCCAACTGGAACAGTTCGTAACTCCAACTTGGTTGGCATTGATGTGTCGGTGAATAACTCTGTGGAAGTGATCCTGAGACCTGCCATCAAGTCAATGTTGGCTGTACTAAATCCTGTTGTGCCGTAACCAACGGCCACTATCCCACCCATGCAATCATTTGGGCCTGCAGGAGTTGGACTAGCTGTAGTTCCGCGACCGTGACGATTAATAATACCGCAGCCGTTACCAAAACAATCAATGGCCAATACGGTTCCAACCCCATCGCGACCAACAATATGAACCATTGGATTAAATGAAGACTGTGCTACCGGTGTTACACCACTTGGATTTACTAAAAGTGCTGTGCTGTTGCTTACTCGACCAAGCAATCCACTAACTGTTGGGCCTATTATTAAGTTGCCGCCAGTAAATACGTTGCCTGTGGTAACAACGTTACCGCCAAAGTTTGCTGTAAGTGTAGAACCGTTACTTAGAAATGAGTTAACGGTGTTATTGGACGTTAGGTAGTAGAGAGCGCCATCGGTATAATTGATGGATAATTCACCGTACTGTAAATTGGCAGTTAGCGGTGCTTTGCCAGCAACCGAACTGCGCTTTAATAAAATTGGTTGCGCCATTCTCTACCTAATAAGGTTAATAATTTAGTAAAAACTAAATCTTACAGGAATAAAAATTCCTTTAAATTTTAAAAACTACC